GTGTAGGGGATGGTGTGATGGTCGAACTCGTCGCACTGTTCATGGTATGTGCGATGACAAACTCACCGACACCTTCACGATACCCCATGGTGACATTTGGTCCGATACGATCCATGATGATACCCATATCAGAATCCAAATTACCCTTACCAAGTTCGATGATTGCATCTTTAACAGTAAGATTGATGGTGTCTAGAGTTGTAACGGAACCTGTGACATTTAAATCACCTTGTATAGCGACATTTCCTGAAACACTGAGAACGTTTGAACCTTCTTCATCGACATAAAACTTTGTTCCGACGTCAAGGGTGTGTATGGGTGCACCATTCGCGATACCTACTTTGGACAGGGTTGTGACAGATGTTTCTGGGTCATTGAAGGAGACTGTATTTGAGGTGACGTTTCCATTGATGACGACATCTTCGAGACCTGCATTAAGGACACTTTTCGCTGAGGCGATTGATTGAGAAATCTCTTTCGTTTCCTCATTGTAAATCAACATCTTGAAATTTGAATCTTCATAATTTTCCTCTTTTCTGATGGGTGTCATGTACACCGAACCAGGTTGTGTTGTGTCAATCTGGACATTACTGGCATTGAAGACGATCGTATTTTCACCCTGGTCTTCGGTACAATTTTTACCAAACCTAATTTTCGTGGATCTCTCCACTGTCGGTATGTTCTTGACCATTTAATATAATGAGGCATTTTAATTTGCGTAAAGAAGACCCGCCATGCCATTTTCGATACGTAAGATGTTATAATTGACTGCATATATTGGGTCATTGATGGGCATAGTCTCACTCATGATTTTGGCTGATGTGAGGCGACTGAAGTTTAGGGTACCTGTAGGTTGGAGAGAACTCGTCGAGAGGCAGAAGCAGTACAGAAAGAAATCAGGAGACGTCACAAAGTTTGTGTGATAGTAATTGGTAACATCTATAAAGTGTGGTTTTCCCCATCTGTAGTTGCTTACGTCGAGACCATTGATATTCAATTTAACTTTGTTTGTGGGGGACGTGAGGGCACCATCGGTGGTGGTGTCAGAAGAGGCGAGATACTTGACTGGGTGATTGAACGTGAGGTCTTGAATCACAGTTCCACTTGGAATATTCTTTTGAACCTGGGTGATGAGAAGGTCGTGTTTACGCGAAGCGATATTACCCCTCTCTTCGTTGTCCAAGTAGAAATAGTTCGCGAAGCACTCTACGTTGTAGTTTGAAGCCTCGGTAGCCCAGTGAATACGAATTTCGACGTTGTGATAGTTGAGAGCCACGAGGGGGAGTGCACATTGGGGTCCCTCACAGAAGAAGAAACGTAGGGGGTAGAAAAAGGAGCGAGCGCTTACACCTGGGTGTGTTCCATTGGAGCTCTTGGAGACATTTTGGGCGAATGTATCGATGGCAATTTTTTCTGTGAAAATCGCATCTTGGGCATCCACGAGGGAACCACCGATATAGAGTTCCACTTTATCTATGATATTGTCCCAGCGCTGAACGTCGAGTGCCTGGGTTGTATCATCGAGTGTAAAATACACATAACTAAGAAGATCTCCAGAACGTTCGAATTGAACACTGGACATTGAATTGTTTTTCACCGCTCCATGGATGGTTTGTTTTTCGATGGATTGTGAAAAATTAGCATGCCTTTTGAATGTTGAACTGAAGAACGAAATTTCGGGGTCACCCACGATATATTCATCCTGGGCGCCTATCGCAATCAATTGAACGATACCGGCAGACATGGTAATACTACTTTAAGGGGAGAAAATTACAAATTAGGTTTTCTACACACGAAACGAAGAATGAGGAAATTGTCTTTGGCGGGAGTTGATGGAACAATCCCATTCCCGTCTTGATCCCTAATGGTCACAGTGAAACGATCGACACGACGAATGGGATCGATGTATTGTGTGACTACTGGGTAATTATCTTTGAAAGTGATAGTCGGGGTTCCCTCTCCCACCAAACTCGCGAACGAATTTCTCAACATACTCATCGACGACTGACCTTCATAGACATTCGAAGCTCTGTCGTTGAAGATTGTATCGAGTTCATTGATGGATACGTAACAATGTTCTGTAGAAACATTGGAATTGATTCGAGCGGCGAGAAGTCTCGCCTGAACAACATTTTTCAGTGGCTGTTGGAGAAAACATGTGAATGTGTTGGCACTGTCTTGTCCTATAGTGTCGATAGTCACAGTGTGGTACTCATAGTTGAGATCGGGAATAGTCTCAGTCGGGGAAGTGATGAGAGCCATTTCTATTAGCTTAGATTAAAGATCCACCGATTCCATCCTCAATCTCATACGACGCCATGTCGGACACGAGCTTCTGGGCACCACACAGACCACCCGGGGTGAGGCTCTTGGTGTACGCACTCCCATCCTTACGACCAGGGGTGCAATCGATCTTATTCTCGAGATCGAAGATGGACTTCTGACTGACCGTCTTGATCTTGATGGGCTTGGGCTGGTACATACTGACATCCCGGGTCAGGGTAAGGATGAAAATAATGAACATGAGCACACCGATCGACATGAGAGCGTTACGGTTGGTCTTGTTAAGGTTGAACATTTACTATAGGTATAGATTTTTTTAAAGTGCGTTAAAGGTATTTTTTTAGTTTCCATATAGAGAGTAGATGGACGAAGAAATCGTACTCGATCGAGGAACCACGAATGTGATGAAATTGGACGCCGATGAACAGGCACTGATGGATGAAATTCAAATTTCTGTTCCACGTCCAAAGCCCGTTCCCCGCCCCAGTCAGCCCATGCGTCGGTCGGCTCCCCAACAGCACCAAGAGGCCATGGATGCTTTTGTAAACCCTAACAAACAATCTGCTCCTGTACAACCCCAACAGGATGAAGAAATTGATTACGGCGAGGAGGAACCAACTTTTTATGACGATGATGAACCCACCACAGCTCAAGAAGAACAACCCTCAAAGGGATACACCTCCGTCGACGAAGAAAAGGCGGATCTCATCAACAAACTTGGACGCCTGGAGAAGAAGGGTTTCGCGGTGAACAAAAGGCTCAACGCTTACTCGAATGTCGAGGAATTGAGATCGGAGGTGAAACGTATCACGTATAGCATCGACGTGGAACAGTCGATCCGCTTTTCTCGGAGAATGCTCGTAGCGTGTGTGACTGGTCTGGAGTTTTTGAACAAGAGGTACAACCCCTTCGAGATCCAATTAGAGGGTTGGTCGGAATCCGTCATGGAAAATGTCGATGATTACGATGGGGTCTTCGAGGAGCTGTATGTCAAGTACCGTTCGAAGGTCAGTGTTGCCCCTGAGGTCAAGTTGATCATGATGTTGGGTGGTTCTGCGATGATGTTCCACCTTACGAATAGTATGTTCAAATCTGTCATGCCCAACATGAACGATGTCATGAAGCAAAATCCAGATCTCGTGAAGAACATGATGGCGGCCGTACAGAATACGACCAGAGCCCCTGATGGACCTGCCACTGAAGCTCCCATCGGTGGTACCACAGGACAATATGAGATGAGGGGGCCAGGTGTAGACATCTCTAGTCTCATGGGTGGGATCATGATGCCCCCACCCCCACCTATGAACACCACACCTCCCCAAGCGATGGATGCCGCTGACGACGATGATGATCTCTCTGACATCGTTTCGATTTCAGGTGATTCCACTGGTGGTGAAGTGAAGGAAGTGAACGTGGACGCATCGAAGCCCAAGCGTACTCGGCGAAAGAAGAAGACGGAAATTAATCTCTGATTAGTATATAAATGATAGCGTACTGTCCGCTAGAGGATCTGGATCCTCCTGTCAGGCCGAAGGTGCCTGTCGTGGAGAAGAAGACCGAGGAGGTGAAGCCTCAACTTGGTCGTGAAGAGACTGAATTGAATTACGTCATCATGGCTTTCATTGCCGGCGTGATGATACTTGCCGTCTCTGATTCCATCAGGGCGTAAATGATAAATCTACTGCGGGGATTTTCCCCTCGTAGTAAATTTAGTTACCAAAAAGGATACCACCTAGACCATCCTTAATTCTCAGGACATTGTAATTGACTGCGTACACATATAACGAGTCTCCTATTCTACCTGGTGCAACATCTACGCCACGAATAATCATTTTTGCGTTATCAAGACGACTGAAGTTACAAGAACCTGATGGATTATATTGAGATGCGTTCATGCAGAAATGGTATGCAAAATAGCGTGTGTAGTACAGCATATCTCTCGTGACGTCATACTCTGATATACCATAATCAGATTTGTAATAATTTTGGATCGTATGGAAATAAACAGGTTTCATATTTTCCAATAAAGGTGTACCATTTATATGAATATCAATCCCTGAAAATGTAAAATAATCATCCGTGTATGCACTCGTAGTTGATTCAAATCCAAAAAATATAGATTTTACCGGGTGATTAAAACTACTTAAATCAATTGTATTGTTTCCATGATTTGGATTAATTTGATGTTCAGTACGCTGAACTTGTGTGATTACAAAATCCATTGAACGTTTCACGATACTTTCTCGCTCGTCTTTATCTAAGAAAATGTAATTACCATACACTTCATATTTTTTCTGTATGTCCGTTAGACCACTGACAACATCTGAATCCAAAGTAATTTTTATTTCCACCTGGTGATTTTGAAGTGATATGAGGGGTAAAAATGCTTTGTGATTGCAAAAGAAAAATTGAAGTGGTAGAAATCCAGAATTCACAGAACTTGTTTTATTGTTTAGTTCTCTAGATTTACTATATGTATCAGTTAGATAATTTGGCCAAATGTCAGCGTAATAATCGAAATGTTGAGAATCTATTTTTTGTCCACCAATATACAAATCGATTGTAGATTTAAAAAACATATCCATCAACTTATCAGATCCCTGAAACCATATAGCATTAATCATGTCTCCGAGAACTGGTATCGTTATGGATACATCATCTTCGTTCATTGTTTTGATGAGTTTGGTTGTCTGCGAAAAGTTTGTATGTCTCATGAACTTCGTACGAAAGAACGAATGTCCTTCGTCACTCGTGAGATATACATCTTGTATTCCCTTGGAGACGAGTTGTATTAATGCACCAGACATTTTAATAGATGTTCAGATTATAAAAACAGACACTTTCCCTGAGGGAACTCACTCTTCTTTTCTTCGATGAACTTTCCGTGGATTTTGAAACCACCTTGTCTGTACACTTTCATACGTTTGTAATACATGGCCGTAAAGATTGACCATGGGTCATGTACGTCGTAGATGTGGGGATCGTTCTTCTTCCCCTTGGTTTCTCTCATAATTCTTCCAATACTTTGAGTGATGTCGGACTTTGGTGATGCGAGAATGACCGTATCGAGAGTCGGGATGTCCAGGCCTTCGTGAGCCTGACTGAACGTCGCAAAAATAATCTTCTTCTTTGAGGATTCTTGTAGAGCTGCCTCCTTCATACCACCCATGTAGAGACCAGAGGTTTTGGGGAAACATTGGTGGAGGAGTTCACAATGTTGCCTTCGATCACTGAGAACGAGGAGTTGTCTCGTACCAGCTGAAGCCTTTTTCACCAATTCCACTAACATCTTGTTTCGTGCCCTGTCCTCGACAACTTCGGTAATCATGTTGGGCATGGAGATTTTCCCATTTCGCATGGAAGGTGGTGGGTTTTTGTAATTTGGAGAATCGAAAGTTATCGGAAATACTTCAACTTGTTCTTGATTTTTCCTCTCAACCGCGAAAAAGGTGGGACCCATGAACCAGTGAAGAACTTTTGTGAGACCATCTTTCCTTTCGGGGGTTGCCGAAAGTCCATAGATGTGACGAGGACACATCTTGAAGAGGCTTTGACTAAACACCTTTGCACAAATGTGGTGCGCCTCATCTACGATTAGGGTACCCACCGTATCAAAGTCCGAGAACGAATACTCTTTGAGTGAGAGAGATTGAAGCATAGCAATCACAAAGTCACAGTCAACCTCTTTCTTGTCTTGTTGGACAACTCCAATTGTGGCACCCGGACAAAACTGTTGAATACGCTCACGCCACTGATCTGCCAAGAATTGTTTGTGGACGACAATCATCGTGCGATACCCCAACTTACACGCTATAGCCAAGGATACCGTCGTCTTCCCGTACCCACATGGTAGAGAAAGGACGCCATGGCCTGCCTGAATTGCTGCTGCGAGTGCTTCGTTTTGGTGTGTAGCGTCTCGGAGCTGTCCGGCGAATTTGGTCCGGATACGGGCGGGTTCGGGTCTCCGGTCCTCATGGGCTTCCCCAAGTTTAGCAGTTCCGTAGAATCTGGGAACGCACACTCCATTCTTAGTTGGTCTGAAAACTTTGAAAGGCGGTGGAGGAAATCCAAAGTCCCCATTGACCTGTGGTCTTACCGTAAGTTCTTTTTTAATTTCTTGAATTGGACCGCTACTCACTAGGTACCCGGTTCGAGTAAGCATACTGATTTAAAGAGGAAAAACTTTAAATGAGTACAAAGATGCCTATCGTCGACGTTGAGGAAAACATTAAGAAGCTCAGGATGAACATCGAGCAGATGACCCAGGAGATATTTCGACTTCAGGGTATGCTCCAAACTTTCGAGGGTTTCAAGAAGGGTGGTCTCACCCAGATTGATCTCCCCAACGACCCCAATCAGCCCACCGAGGAACTCGAGAGTATCCAAGAGAAGCCCGAGTGATTCCCAGCATTCCAAACACCCTTGAAGTTCACTTCAACTTCAACTTCATCCCCCTTTATAAGAGACTGTACGGGTCGACCCTTGACCTCACACATCACTCTCCTATAACGGAATGGAACTTTCACAGTGAGAACCCTGCCATCGAGGGGATCATCTACATTTTGATTAACGATGAGTTGTGACTTGGATGTGTGCATACGCCCCACAATTTCGGAAACTTTTTGGGGAACCACCAAGCGTATATACTTTTTAGAGTTGAAATCGTACATCGGTTCATGAACAGTAGCTACGAATTTCATTGGTTACGCATACGATACATGAGTATTAAAACTATAAGTAGCACAAAAACGAACGCTATTACTTGAGAAATCATTATGGGTTGTAGGGGTTCTCTCGTACCAAACTGTTCATGGCTCAGGGCCCTAGAAACTTCTACAGCTGCTTCGATACTCGAGTAGGGGGTTTCTCGTCTAGACATCATACCACACATAGCAACCTTTGAACATTCCCCAAAGAATGGAAGTTGTCCATAGAGGCTGAGGACCCCCGAAGACTGCGAAAACTCCCACTTGTCACCACCCCATTTAGCCCCCCAACCGATACGCATCTCTTTGGGTTCCATGAGACCCAATTGTTCAAGTACCCCAGCCTTGAGTGTATCCGGGTCAGTGGTGATGATTTCTTCATTAAGATCACATATGACACATGAGACTGTCTTACCATCAGCGAGAACCACAGGCTGAAGGTTCCACTTTGTTTTCATCGCGAGTTCGAGATCATCTGGGAGTTGTACTCGATCTTCAAAGTCTAGAAGAATGTTTATGGCTCCATATGTACTGTCACGAACCTTACTGTCCGCGGTGGGCCCCCAATTTTTACCTAGAAACTTGAGGGCTGGACTGTTATCGAGACAAAGGAACAACATATCCTCCGTTATCTCGGTTCCATCTGAAAACTTCGCCACAAAGGTATCCTCCCCATACTTCACATCCATGAGTTCTGTATTGAACACAAAATTCGCACCAGCATCTATGAGTGCCTGTTCCATCATGTCACACATCACCTTACCCGACCCAGACTGTGTGTACTGCTTCGACATTGCGACATGGTCAAAACTTTTTACGAATTCATAGGCGGACATGACATCCCAAGTCACACCATCCATGATGAGGGGAAGATGTTCCACAAAATTGCTCCCCTTTTCACTCAACTTTCCGATTGCATTTTTGAGTGAGATACCTTTGTACTTTTT